ATAATTTTATATATTTGCACTAACGAAATATTTATAAAGATATGAGAAAGACCAACGGTAATAATGGTTCAGAACTGCACAGATTAAAATCTATGCAGGATTATGATGAAGCCATGTTTAATAGGTTGTATAAAGTTTGTAAACCTGTTATTAGGAACCTAACCAAACAGATAGATTACAAAAGATTCAACCTTACTCCAGATATAATATCTTCTTATTTCTGGGATAAAATGTTATTTGTTTTTAATAAGTACTACGGTACTTGTAGTGAAGAACATCTTAAAGCAAGAATCTTATCATCTCTAGCTACTTTTAAAAATAAGCTTCTGAGATTTGCCTATGGAGAGGTTGCAGAATATAACCAGAACTTATTTAAGCTTGAGGATTTATTTGATAATGATAAGGAACTCGAAGATGATGAGGAAGAAACTAAAGCTAAAGAAGATATGTTGGAATTGCTTTATGATTATATGAAAGCTAATCTATCTTCGGATGCTTATATGTTATTCGAGGTATTAGTAACTCCTCCACCATATATTAAAGAACGTATGCCTGAGTCAGGAAGAATTACCAATATACTTTTAGTAGAGTTCTTTGATATGCCTCGAACTAAAAACTCTATCAAATATATTAGTGAACTCAAGGCTGATATCCAATACTGGGAAGAGAAAGCCAAAGAAGAACTGCATTACTAAACACAAAAAGAAAGGGACGTTTCCCAACGTCCCTATCCCAATTGTTAAGCAATTCATAAATTAAAAGTTCATTGATATTGTTACAAGTAGTTACACATTATTATAGTTTTATAATGTATGCTAGTACATAATATGGTGGTCTGTTTTCGTGTGGTTGACCTCCACCTACAGCTCGGGTATCATGGTCCCAAAGTGCTACATAAGAATTATCCCTATCAGTTTTACTACTACCATAGAGGTTATTACCAATCCACTGGGAACCATTGATACCTATACCGTCGTGAGCCTCAATATAATAGGCATCTGCAAAGCTATGGACATGAGAAGGTATTTCTGGAGTGGTCAAAGTAACCTTCTCTTGGCCACCAGTATTACCGATAAGATTATAATCCTCATTACCCGATTGCCAACCTACTACGAACTTACCTGATAAGTCTGGGGTTTGTAAGTCATCTACAATCTGACCATTACATAAAGCCCAGCCATTGGGTACTTGAGTACCATTCCACATGACAATTAATCCTCTTGGTATACTGGAGCCTTCCATACTACCTAACTTCTCATCTATATAAGCCTTGATATCAAAATTCGGGAATCCCTGCAATAACCGTAAGAGAGTTTCTACATTAGATTGTTGTATACCATGTATAGCAGTATTATATTCTACTGGTTGAGGGAATCTTCCACCGTAAGGGACAATAGAATATTTCTCTACCGTATTATCCATGGAGTTAATACCTTGACCATAAATACCTACCAATACCATAGAGGATTTGTCTACCAAACCTTGAGCTACAGAAGCCATAGCTCTATTAGCTAGTGACTCATAAGTTAATTCCGTATCTTCTAATACGTTTATTTTTGACAAGTTTCTAGATTCCTTAGCACTTGGGTATAATGGGTCTACCGACTTTTTATACAAACTGTAGAAGGAATTAGATTCATTCCAGAAAGCCCTGAACTGTACTGGGTTCTGTACTGGTTCTTCCAAAGGAGTATGATAAGCGAATACAATCACATCTTCATTACTACCCTTAGAACCTTCGATATTTGGGATACTGATAGTTGCAGCATCAGATATAAATATCATTCCATCCCGGGCAATACATCCGAAATTAACTTCCGGTCCTTCTCCAGAATCCGAAGCCTTAGTCATATACCTGGCAATAATTCTATCCTTCATTGCCAGGTAAGCCGGTGAGGTAGGTTCTCCATTCGGAGATATTGTGATAGCATTGTTGGTTATCACTGCTGAACCGAATCCACAAAATGGACCTATGCCAATGGGTGCAGCTATTGCTTCAGCTGCATCCTTGGACTTAATAATACCTTCATAATCGAAATAAGTTTTCATACTGTATCTTCGTTTTTATTGTTCTTAAAATCTTTCGATTGATTCCTCATATCTTGGAAAGCCTCTCCTACATCTTTGAACTTGAATGTTATAAATTTCCATAAGATAGCCCATATACTATACCTTTTCTTTACTCCATGGAGTTCACATATATGGTTGTAAATACTATCTATTTCGAAATAATAACATAGTATCATGATTGTTATCGAAACTGTTATAGGATTAAGTCCGTATGGGTCTCCAATAGCCTTACCTATAACGGCACCAAGTAATACATAACATAAATAATCAATAACTTTATTAAGAGTTCTTCTTCCTGCTATAGATTTTCTTACTTCTATACCCTGCATCCTACTGACGGATATTCCAAACCAGAAGTCCGAGAGTATTAATACAAAGGCTAATAAAATCATCCACCTTAGGTCAAAGATAATGGCATGGCATTCAGAAGTGAATCCTATAATACCAGTTTTGAAGATTGTGTTAAAAGAGTTGCTTTCCATCTGTTTTTATTCTATTTTAAGTTTCCATTCTGTTCCTTCGGGAACCTCTATTTGGATTCCCTGCTCTGATATATCGTTGGATTCCCATACTAATTCTGTTTTATCTACTATGTCTTTCATACTTACTAAGAATACTGCTTTGACTGCAGGATTATCTTTTACATAGAAAGTATGTCTTCCAGGTAGATTAGTAAAGAATTGATAAGGACTGGTGTGAACTACATCGGGAGCTGACTCATAAATTATATCACCAGAATCTCCAGTATCTGAAGTACAGGTTACGATAGTAGATACTTCTGGTACACTACTACTTAGTTCTGCACTTACGGGATTAAGAGTTAATGTATACTGAGGTACTACTTTTTTTACCGTTAAAGTTACTACAGAACCTTGATAATAAAATTCATAGGTTCTTGGTTCACCCATAGTTATTAAAAGGTTAGAACTATAAGTTTCTGAAGAACCTTCTAACTCAATGCCAGTAATTACATTACCTCCATCTCCATACCTTAAATAGAATTGGCAATTCTGATTCTTGGTTAATTGGTAACCGGCCTTGATATAATGGGTTGGTTCCGTTTGAGAATATGGTTCTAGTTCATACCAATTTTCATCATCCGGATTCATAGGTTCTAACCATAAGTAGGATTCTGGTGTAGGTACATATTCTAATACCTCTACCTCTACCGTTTTGGTTGGGTCTCCTACGGATTCGAATTTATAAATACCAGCCTCATTAAAAGGATAGTCTGTACTTCTACCATAATAGAAATCGGGTCCTTCTACGTATCTATCATCCAATTCTACACTTCCAAGCTTTACCCATGTACCAGAAGTATTTTTTCTGTATACATTTACATTCTTATCGAAGTATGAATATAAGTTAGCGCTTTCAAAAGTAGAATAATAGATACCAGAAGTAAGGAACAGCTTAATGGAAGCAGTGCCCTGAGCATTCAGATTAAGCTTCTTATTGGATACTCCAATGCCATAAGTAATTGTGTATCCCAATCTGTAAGCAACTACTGTACCATAGTTTGCAGAATTACCAGAAGTATCTTTGGTACATCTGAATAGGAATGTACCAACTTGGGTAGGAGTCCATCTAGAACCATTCCTAACCAATACTCCTGGGTCTGTAGTAAGTACGGCAATTAAGTCAGCAGTGTTTTCATTTGGGTCTGAGGAACGAATGGTTATCTTAGATGATTCTCGATTAGTAATGTTTACATTTCGAGGTTCACATATTACAGTATAGTTAGTAGCTATTGCTGTAACATTTAAGATTACCCTCTTTGCCGGGAAGTCTGCAATAACAAATTCATAAGTACCTGCAGAAGTTATTTCCCAAATAGAACCAGAGGGTTTAGTTTCATGAGTATTGATTAACTGAACATCTACAGGTCTGATATTGCCTTGGTAATTCATATTAGCAGTAACCTTAATCTCAATCTTGGGATTACTACCAGTGATTACCAAGTTATCTAAATCTGTACCACCACTTATTAAGTCGGCATAGATATGATAGGATTTAGTGTAGTATTCTAAGCCTACATCTACATAAGTAGTTACTGAGTTATCTCCAACGCTCCTGAAGTAATATCTTTGGTCACCTTTCTTTGCATAGAAGATAGAACCGCTTTCATATAACTTAGAGCTCCATTTATTTTCGGATGGGTCATATCCAGTTACCTGATATCTTAAATCTGCATCATCATAATCTGAAGTTACAGTTACTCGGATAGGTACTTCGGTAATATGTCCCGTTACGATTTTGACTGGAGATATCAGGGGTTCTGCAACTATCTTATAATTGTAGGCTAAATCGAAACCATACTGGATGTTACCTGATACATTGTAAGGTAAAAATCTATCGAATAGTCTATCGATAGACTGTTTGAAAGCTTTAAACTCTTTAGTTGGGGATGTGAAGCCATGGCCCCCAATATTGATATCTACCTGGATACATTGAGCACAACCATAAATCTTATCATAGTTGTACTTATCATACCTGGAATAATCCGTATCATATAATGGGTCTACCTTTTCCCACTTATCCATTTCTCCATCGGTTGGGTCTACAATGGTACATGTTAACCCATACATATTAAAAAGAATCTCGAAGAACTTCCTTGAGCCTCTGATTTTAAGTAATGAGATTGAGTACTTTAAAATTGTACGAATCTGTTCATCACTTAAATTAGGAACTCCTGTATGCTCTCCTGTTCTAGCAAAGGGTAATTCTCCCAAGAACTCCCAGAGGTAGTTTAAATACCTCTGCTGAGTTTTATCGATATCGATTAAATCTAGAATATTATCAATATCAGAAGTAATATTATCTTGGAAGTATGAACCACATATTTCTAGAAATCTTTCTAATATGCCCTTACCATCAACTTTATAAGTATCTTGCTCTTTAAATTCGAATGGTAAGAAATCAATTAGGTTTTTAAGATTTATCATATGGTCTCATTTACTTTAAGTGTTAACTGACTTGAGTCTTCGAATACCGGGATATTATAACCTGGGTCTGTATAATCCCTGTTAGGTTCTGCAATGGTTATGGTATACCTGAATCCAGATTGGTAGCCATTGTTCTGAATATCAAGGGCAAAGATAAACCCATTTATATTATCTCGGATTTGAGTAGTCTTACCTACTTCCCCATCATAAGAGAATCCCCCCTTCAGAGACTTGATTGTAAATTTAGTTCCTGAAGAGAAAGATATAAAGTAGTCCATAGAACCATTAGCCTCATCCAATTGGAATTGACCAAGGATTAATTCCTTGTTACCATAGATTGTTATAGGCCAAGGTTTAGTATAGAACTTCTTCAGATGTAAGTAATCTACTGATTCCAAGTTATCGATAAGGGCATAGATATCGGAGATTCTTACACTACCACCAATGTCTGAACTCTCTGGAGAATAAGCATTAAATAAAGCACTAAGTATTTGGGATTGAATCTCTGAAGTCTTATATGACTTCTTACCAGTAACTTCTATATCTAATATGATATTAACTCTACCTGCCGACTTAACAGTTAACCAAGTAGTAAGGGGTGAATTCTGATGTAAGATATCATATACCTTCTTAATCATGGCAGAGTCGGCAATTACACCATTGTCTGGTGCAATGTATACAATAAGTTTTCTACCGCATTCGTATTCAGCTTTAGCTTTACTAACTCCATCTACCAGTTTAGCTAAGTCTACAAAGTCCTGTTTAGTAACAGCTACTCCCATAGTCTTAACACTCAAGGGTATATGTTCCTTGAGCATACTGAAATTTTCATAGCTTGAACCACCACCTGCATTGTAGGTATTACTTACAGTAGCATCTGATACTGAAGAGGATATTACTGAAGGCACAGATGTAATGGTACCAGACTTAACGTTACCATTAATACCGGTAGTGAGATAGAATACTACATCAGAAATCTTTGCACCTGCTGCAGGTTTCTTTCCATTCTTACCATCTCCAAAGTAAATATAAGGATTAAGAGATTCATCTATCACTACCATAAAATGATTATCTGTAGGCTTTGAATAAGCAAAAGTATTTACTAATACCCAGGATTCTCCACCGATTTTCAGGGTCATAGTTCCGTGTTCGTAATATTTACCATTAGGTAAAGTACCAAGAGTAATCATTACACGTTCATCAGAAGGTATAACCATACCATTGATTTGACTTTCGGTATATAATTCATGTTGTACTACAGGTACCTTACAATCGGTAACATTAGCATACCAAACTACATCTCGAGTAGATAACCATTTGTTACCTGACTGGTCTGTAAATAGAGTTCCGGATGGGATAGTTAACTTAGCACCAATAGAATCTCCTGATACATCCCGAGATATAGTTAAATCTACTGATGCTGCAATAGCACCCCTTGCATGATAATCTACCAAGGCTCCATGCCTAACTACCGAAGTATATTTCCGAGCAGTAGGTAAGAAGGTTTCCCTTGCCATATTATCGATGTAATAGTGAAGAACTTCGGCAATAGCCGCAAATAATGAAAGGATAATGATTAATATATTTCCTTCCGAGTAATCCGTTATGAGTACATTCCCATCTTTATCTTTTATACCCATAAGAGATTCTATCAGCTTGGCCTTAATCTGTTGATAAGACCTCTGATAAGGGTTGAGCCATTTATTAGTGATTCCCATATTATTTTGTATTTAATGAATTATCTAAGTTGTTATAGGTAAGGTATAGGTATTGGCTAGAGCCTGTACCATTAATAGAATATTCTACTTCTATGTTTACCTTTGCATCAACTCTAGCAACCTTGATACCTTTAAAGGTTAATCTTTGTTCCCAGGTACCAATTGCAGTTTTTATAAATTCTTTAATAATAAAACTCAGGGCTTGTGAATTTGGCTCTTCTATACATTCCCATAGACGATTCCCAAAGTTTTCCTGTCGAAATCTCTGGCCTATCATATAATATAGGATAGAGTTAATATTATTCCTTACTAACTCCATATCTCCATTAACCGGATACCATCCAGTTTCACCGTTTTCGTTTCTGTTTAGTTTAATAGGGAAAGTCATACCTTTTCCTATTATGTCAGTAAAGTAATTATCCATTAATGTATACATTTAGTATCCTCGTAATCTTCTTGTTTGAATTCCGAGAATGGTTGACTTGCTTGAGTTACAGTAGGTCCTGAAGAACCAGGTCCAGTAGTTACACCAGAGTGTACATGAGAATTGAATAGAGCTCTAAGTGATTCTAGTTCTTGAACAGTTTGATTTAACTTCTCGGTTAATTCTTTGATATTAACCACTCCTTGGTTTGTACCTTGATTCAAGATTACTGTATCACCTGAACCTACATTTACATCTCCTTGAGCTTGGATAGATACGTTACCTTTTGCAGCTACTCCAATATCTCCATTGATATATATGGTTAATCTACCATTGTCATCATCTAAAGTTATTAGATTACCTTCTGGAGTAATGATACCCATCTTGTTTGGTCCGTCTAAAGGACTGGGTATCTGATTCAAAGCCCAACCATGGTATTCCCAAAGAGGTTTAGTTGGGTCTCCAAATTCAAAGGTAACAAATACTATATCACCAACCTTAGGAGCTAAGAACTTAAATCCATTATTGATAGAACCATGTTGACCCTTTGGATAAGCCCAAGATATGATACCATTCATTACTTCTGGGCAACATACCTTGATACGATTCATATGTTTTTCTTGGTCATCATTATCTACCACAATGCCTCGATAAACTGAGTAGTATCTACCCAATCCTTCGAGGCCATCTTCTGTTATTAACTTAGCGGTCGAGTACATTATCGGTTATTTTTTTTTGTTTTTTACTACATTAAGATATTCGTTTCTTGCCCACTCTGACCAGTCAAAAGAATACTTCTCTTTCATAGCCGGTGTTACTTTAGATTGGTCTACCTTAACTACTTTGGTTTTACCATAGATTGCAGTACCATTAGAGGTAACTATAGTACCTTCAGTTCTTACAGTACCTGCTGCTAAAGCTTGTGGGTCTTTAGCATTAAGTTCATCGTAATAGAATTTATTCTGTAAGAACTCTCCTGCACCTTTCTTATCTATGATTACATTCTTATCGTTCATGAATCTTTCCTTAAAGTAAACTGCTTCACTGTAAGTGAACTCATGAACAATATTAGAAGCATTAGCAGTACTCTTCTTGTCTTTACCAAATTGAGTTTTAGCTCTATCCTTAGCATCATTGCTTACTATATCTTGAGTACTAAGTTGAGTCTTGGATGTAGTCTGACCCGCCTTGGCATTACTCTTTATCAAATCCAAAGTACATAGATAACCCTGACCTGCATCCATTGAATGTTGTACTGATTTAATATACCAATACCCGGACCAACGTTTACCCACATTTTCTAAAGAGATTACCTGAGAAGATTGTAATGAAGGTCTACCAACTACAGTCATTTGGCATACTAATTTCCTTTCTGTAGTTTTAAGACCTCCATTGGCATTAGCATTCATGGCCCAAGCTACTTTATCAGTTCCACCATATCTACCAAATAGATTATGATATAATTTATATATTGGTACTAATACTGGGACCTTCTTCATCCTTCGAATCTTAACCTTAGCTTTAACCTTACGAGTCATAGTAGGTGTAGTTACTCCCTCACCAGAATATTTTAATTCATAGGTATCAGGGTATACAGTAATATATGGATTCTTTTCCATAGCTGCTATACCTCTCTGAGATTGGTCATTAGCTGAAGCAATTTTAAATTTATTACCTTGAGTATCTCTAAGGTCTATCATGTGTAAAGGTGTCATACCTTCCGGGTCATATTCACGAGGGTCTACCCATTCTTCTGCAAGGTATTCCATTTTGTATTCTCCAGTGAATAGGTATCTTTCGTTTTCTAGTAATTGCCTTAGATTACTTTCTAACTCTTTCCCATTCTTAGAGTTCTTTAGGATTTGCTGAAGTTGTCTCTTCTTATCGCTTGGTAAATTATTAGCTGCCGTATTGATAGCTTCCCTATATTGGTCAGTACTTAAGTTATCTAACATCTCTTGTTTACCTGCTTGATAAGCAACATAGGGTTTCTTAGAACCATATTCTTTTACTGCTTGATTATGTTTCTGAGCTTTAGCTCCATACCTTTGCTCAGCTTCCATCTCTGCAGCAATGTTAGTAGTAGGATGACTACGATAATCTTCATAAGGTACACTACCATAATTGACTACCATAGTATTATCTACTTGAGCTACATAAGGAGTAGTAACTGTAGACATTTCCTCTTTAGCTTTTTCTGGTTCTTTTATATCGGTAGAACCTACAATAAGACCTTTATCATCGGGGTCTATAGTTTCGGTTAATTGAGCCTTTGCCCTTTTAGTTACATTCTGCATGGTAAAGGATACCCTAAGTACCTCTCCATTCTCGGATTGATATATGTAATTGTATTCAGGCTCTTGAGTAAACTTTCGATTGTGAATATAGATTACACCATCCCGAGAATCAATATACCAAGGTCCATTAGGATAACCTTTCATCTTCTGTTCTAATTGAACCAAGATGTTATTCCCTATTAATCCTAAGTCACTATCTATCAGAGCTTTTAAATCTGCCGGCATAGGTACTTGAGCTACTCCACTAAAGCTATTAGCGTAAAGTATCTTTCCAACAGTATTTCGACTTTGTTCTGTCGGGACCTGTAGTGACTCGTAGACTTTATTACTTATTACTTGTTTAGCCATTACTGAAATATTTCTATGATTACACCGATGTCATTGTTACAACCATTATCTAAAAAATTAGATAGGCTATACTCTGATAAATCTGAATGTGTATAAGGTGGTTGGAATCTTAAATCCCCAACTGTATCTATACACTTTAATGTCACATGAGTACCAGTAGAATCGAATACACAATCCAAATCTCTTACCTTAATACTTCGTACTGGGCTCGAAATGAATTGACCATCAGGATATATGTATCCCCACTGAAGATAAATAATAGAGCTTTCCTGGAGTTCTGGGATATCTACTGTATCCGGGTCTCCAGTATCAAATGTAATGGTTGCTAAGTTTTCCTTCTCTTCATCATATTTGTAGCTCCAATTACTTATATAAGCGCCAAGAGGTATGCCTGTAATTGCATTCATTATGGGCATACCTCCAGAATCGAACAGTGCCATATAAGGTGTTGCTGTTCCATTATAAAGAATTGGTTGATTAGGTTTCTTAGTTGCCATACATTGGTATCCGTATTAATTGATAAGGTTCGAGTTCTGCAAGAGGGTTTAAGATATTATTAGCCTCAGCTATTAAATACCATTTCCCAGAATCACCATAGTAACGATAAGCAATGTTCTGTAGGGTTTCTCCATCCATTACTGTATGTTGCTTATCGTTACTTGTATTGGGAACTAAAGGTGGGGTTACCTCCAAAGAATAATCACCCTCATCATATTTAAGAGCTACTGCCCCATCATAGGGGCTAGCTCCAGTTAAGTATTGATTCAAGTCTATCATAAACTTATTCCTTTCGTTTTCTTTAGAGCTTCTTCACTTACAATATCTGCATAGGATAAGTTGTAAGCACTTACTCTCTTGAAGATTAATTCTTGAGTTGCAGCTGCAGGAAGTAATTTCAAATCATCAATCTCGCATGACTTACTTGCAACCCTTGTCCTTGAAGCATTTCGGAAATTGTTTAATGTATAGGTTGCTGAAGTAAGGATGTATTGATGGTTCTCAAATATACCAGAATTACCCCATTCTATTTTTAAGATGGGGGGGCTTGCCTGATATGAGTTTGCCTTAGACCACATCTCAAGTAATCTACATTTAGTGATTACCTCTTCTGGATTTTCTGGGTCATTACAGAACCAAGATACATTGAATTGAATTATATCCTCTGCTCCAGTGTAATGATACATGGGAGTATTACGTCCCATTGATTTAATGGTAGCCCAAGTAGTTTCTCCTCGGAAGTCAATAGAGGGAGGTCTATTTTGAAGAGTGATATATTGATAAGGTGTTGATACCAAATTATATATTACTACTTGGTTCATATTACGAACTTCGGGCATTACCATAAAAAGTTCTTTATTCTTATTTACGGAATTACCCTTAGCTGGGTCCATTTCTTCATAACCAAAAGGAACTCCACCTTCTACCTGATGTTTTAATTCCATCCGATATTGGTTTTGTATCCTTTGGTTTACTTTTGGATTCTTTGAGGTAGCTCTTGGTCCAAAAGGATTATTAGGGTCATATATCTTTCCTTTATCTGCAGTGTCTTTAGGTAAAGTAGATGTAGCCCTGTTTAAATAAATCCTGGCCCTCCAAAGTTTATTTAAAGGACCAGTAAGAACTCCGGCAGAATCCCTGGTAAGGTCATTATACTTTTCAACAACCCCACCTGCTATTTGATTCAATATTCTTGCCATAATTGTTTTAGTTTATTCCTAAAGCTATACCAGTAAAATCTTGTTGGCCTCCAGGAGCAAAGTCTCCAGCAGGTTCTCCATCTACTGAGATATTGATTCTTGAATCCTTGAAGCCATCCCTGATTGCAGACCTAACTGCATCCACAAAAGCCTGTTGGTTTCTTTCTTGAATGGAAGCTTTGCTTTCCTCTGAGTTTAGAGCTTCAGTATTTTTATCTACCGAACTTGTAAGACCTCCGATTACATCTATAAGTAAAGGTATACCTATAGATAAAGCTAATCCTACTGGTCCTCCTAAGAATCCCAGAAGTCTACCACCTAAGAATCCTGCAGCACCTCTGATAGCACCTTTCTTAACTACCTGCTGACCTACAGTCTTAGCCGTATTAGTTGCCATAGAACTTGCAGCTCCTGCACCAGCAAGGCCAGCCATAGATATAAATTTACCATCAGCACCTCTAGCAGCTATTCTACCATTCTTCATTTTACCTACAGTACCTCCCATGGGTAATGCAAAGAATTTACCTGGAGCCATCTGTAAGGCAGTCATCCTCATCATCATTGCAGATATATTACGAAGATGACCCTCAAGGATAGAGGCTTGAACATTAGTTCTTGTCATACCTGCAGCCATACCATCTGTCTCTGCAGTAGCTAAAGCTTGGAAAGTACTAATCATTCGAATGGTACCTGATATGAATTTAAAACCTTGATAGATTGTACCAACTATTGCTCCAGTAGCAACTACCTTTACCAAGAATTTACCAGCCCAAGTTTCTTGGATATCATTAATTATCTTAAGTAAACCTGAACCGAGTTTTAAGATAGGGCTAAATACCTGAGCTAAGGTAGAACCTGCAGTTACTATAAAGTTCTCCCAGTTTGATTTAAACTGTTCGATAATACCTGCAGGAGTTTGTAATCTTTCTTGGGTTAAACCTTCTACTGTACCTTTTGCCGAGTTTACCTTATCCATAAGTTCGGTAAGCTTATTAGTACCTGACCAATAGTCCTGGAGTAAAGCAGATGCAGCTCTGGTACCTCGAACTCCGAAGATATTAAACAAAGCAGAAGATATATCTATACCTCTTCTACCTCTAATTTTATCTCCCAGCATGGTTATAATCTTATCTAACCTTTTAAGGTTTCCTTGGGAATCCACTAGAGAAGCCGGGTCTATACCTAAAGATTTTAGCATAGTACTACCTGCTTTTTTCTGCCCGGTTACGGAAAGTGTTAAATAGCGCATCATATTTGCCAATGCAGTACCTGCAGATGAAGCTTGGATACCCTGATTACCGAGTACTCCAATTGCTGCAGCTGCATCACCCATACTGATTTTGGCATTTCTAAATTCGGCTCCTGAATATTGGAAAGATTGTGCAAGGTCGGTTAATGATATATTTGCAGAAGTTACTGCAGTTGCCAATTGGTCTACTACCTGAGTAGCATTTTGAGAAGGTATATTGAAGGTCTGCATGATGTTAGTCATCAAGTCAGCAACTCCACCTTTCTCTCCAAGAGTCATACTAAAGATAGAAGCCAGTTTAGCTGCAGGGCCAATCATTTTTTCGATTTGCTCTACATTGTTACCGGCCATTGCCAAGTACCTTTCTCCTGATGCAATATCTTTTGCTGTAAGAGGTGTTACCTCGTTGACCTCCTTAGCAACCTGCATTAGCCTTGCCTGTTGAGCAGCATTTGCTCCAGACATCTTAGAAGCTAAGAATATTTGGTCGTATACTCCTGCAGAATATTGGTAGGCTTTAGCCATACCACCAACCAATTCTTTTCCAAAATCAAAAGCATTAGCAGCAGACATTTGAATACCTCTATTCCAGGTATTCATATCATTCATCATTGTTCTGAATGAATTAGATATCCTGCCTGCTTCATTGGAGAATCGGTCTTTTAATACCATTGCAACACCGACCTCAACTAAGCTTCTACTGTTTATCATTTATTTTTAATCTTTTTTAGGTTATCATAATATTCATCGGCTAAGTCTTTAAATCTTTTTCTTTCTCGATACGGAAGACGCAAAAAGCTGAGATAATCAAGGACTATCTCAGCTCTACATATATAAGTGAATGTACCCGGGTGGTCTACGCTTCCGTCAGGTAGAAAAAAGATGATGATAGCATAACTGGGTATTCAGCCTTTTCTCCAGTAGTAGGATTTTCTACTTCTGTATTACCGCTGAATACTGGGTCATAGGCAAATACTGCCTTACGAATTTCAGCCATATCCCTTACTGAAAAGAGAGAGAAGTTTTCTACCTTTTCCCATTTGTTATCTACCAGTAATCTTAGGTTTCTTGCCATCAAGCCAGCACTCTTTGTTTGTTTTTCTATAGGTAACATAACCAACCAACGTTCTCCTGCACCGGTCATCAAGTCAAACATAACTTGTTTACCAGAAGATAATACTACTTCGTAATCTACGAGTTTCTTCTGCTCCGGATAATAAGGAATAGCATTAGGTTTTTCATCCATTTCTTTTTCGGTAGGTAATGTTCCGTAATCTTCAAATACCATTTCCCGAAGTGATTGACCATAAGTTACTGGCCCACCATTCTGGCCCCAATTATATTCAAATTCTACTTCTTCACCAAGTGAGAAGATTCTTGACATGAAGATAATGTGATACCGATCATTCAAAGGGATACGGTCTGCATCCTCTACCGTAAGTCTTCGGTTAGGAGTGAAGTCTGTATCTACTACGATTGCCTGAATAAACTTGGTAAGGTTCATAAGATTCTTAGAATCCATGGGATTTGATAAGATATCCTCATCGGCTCCATTCTGTTCACGGATTGAATACTTAAATCCTGACGGTGCTGTAAATTCACAAGTTCTAAATTCCATATTTATTTATTTTAATTGGTTACTTAAATCCATAGTATCTGATATAACAACAAGAAAGGGGTGAGCCCTTTCTAGGAATCCCACCCCTCCACCTAAAAATCTTAGTTGAAAATAGACTAAGCTTTTAATACTTATCGGCAGTACCTACTGAGAATTCGATACTTTCGATTGTGTTTTCTGAAGCCATTCGGTCCAGGTCTAAACCTGTAATCTTACATGGCCATACCTCTTCGAAGAGGTGGGTGTTAAGTACGGAAACTCCATCTTCGGCAAGTTCATTTACGATTACATTTTCCCAGTATTGGCTTGGTACCAAACCACCACCTGCAATCATATCCTGGCATGAATAGAGCCAGTCATGAAGCCATGTATCTGAACCCGCAGTAGTTAATAACTTTCCTACTACTAAGTTACCTACTGTAACTCTACCGGCAGTTTTAACGTCCCGGTTAACGTCTCCATGAGCAACCTGGTCAATCTCGATATCTGGCAAAGTACAAGTTTGGAACAGATAAGTATTGATAGGGTGCTTAGGGAAAGTGATACTCCAAAGGAATTTCTTTCTCGGATTTTTTACTTTTGCTCCCATGTCTTTTAGTTTTATTCGTTTTCAACAATTGATACCGACTTAGAAGCTTGGTCAATAATGATTGACATTGTAACTTCTTGCATTGGTACGATATCTTTATATTTCAGGATAGCTTTATACTTACCCTGACGAACATCTTGTTCGTTGTTCACTGAGAGTTCACTGTATGAGTTAGCATCTTGGTCACCCATCCAGGTATATTCTGACATAGCATCGCCATCTACGCAGGCATCAAGAAGAGGTTTAACCTCAAGCCAAATCTTATTCCAAGTGTTCCAGATATTGGGTTCTTCCAAATATCTTTCTAGAATTGGTCTAAGATTCTTTTTGAGATACAGATTCAATCTTACAATAGCCAGAAATCTTTCTGAATCTTGTTTTACCTGAGATGAGAAGCAATGCCATAACAAAGTTCTCTTACCCTGGTTAGGTACATCCTTTACGCAAATGATATTTACGTAGTTCTGAGCCAACTCATTAAGTTCGTTAGTTCTTGAAGGAGAACCATAATTCGGACATACAGGACCATTACCATCATAGATAATACCTCTGTTCATTCCGGCAAATGATTTCCATACACCGAATTGAGTTGCAGAAGCATCACCCAAACCAAAGATAGTTCCCAGTACATCTGAATCTACCAAGTTACCGTCTTCATTGTAGTATTTAATACCACCACCGAAGTAAGCTACATACTTAGAGTTACCTACAGTACCCAGGCAAGTCTGTACCCAGGTATTGATACCTTTCAAATCTCTTGGCTGGTCGCCTTGAGTATAATGAGTAGTATACTTGGGTACTTCGATATAATAGATATACTCCTGCAATTCCTTAATCATATCTACTGCAGCCTTGTGTACCTTAAGTATATCAGAATCTGTAGTAAGATGTTGATTAATATGAGAGCAAGCGAATTGGTATACATCTACATAATCCTTTACAAACTCAAGAGAAGCAATCCATTCATCTGCAGTAGGAGTAGTACCTGCATTACCTATAGTACCGTTAAGAGTAACCGCATCAGCAGTAATTGCTGCATTGTTAAGTTTGATATCGATTGGGTTCTTTGTTCCATCGACATCATCCGTTAACCATTTAATGAGGTTATTCCAAGATTTGATACCTTCTACTGTATCGGTCATAACCGGTACAAGGTATTCTGAATTCTTTGCAAAAGCACTTAGAGCAAGGTAGTCTACTGAAGTGTTGTTTACAGTATCTGCTGTTTTGTAGGTAATGATAGGGCCTTGTTCTAATACCTGACCATTAGCACTTACTACTTGATAGTAGATTGTGTTAGCTTGTTTGTAAACTTTTACATTGAAGGTTTCAGCACTACCTATTGGGTCTCCATAACCCTTAGTTACCAATCCGAATCCTACTGTAGTAGAACCAGAAGTAAACTTAAAGAGAGATTTAGGACTTGCTTCTTCAGAAGTAGATTCAGTAACAGAAGAACCATCTTCAGAAGCTCTTACTGCTCTAGCACCTCTTGCTGCAGCTACAGATATAACTCCCTTGGTTGCTCCCTTACCCAATACTCTAATAACACGAAGCTTAGAACCACCCATAAAAGCCTTCTCAATATTTGATACAGAACCATCTGGTACTATCTCAGAACCAAAGAGTCTTTGGAAATGTGAGAAAGAAGTGATGATTTCTGAAGGGTCATCATAAGGACCTTTCGTGGTTCTAGCCAATACACATGAAACTCCTAACATAGGAGTAGTCTGTTGAACATTTCTGTTCTCAAACTCAAACTTAACTGAAGGTGAATTTGGCATATTATACTTAATTTAAAAGTTAGTTACTTATTTAATTAATACCCTGAAGTATTGTCCTTATTCACTTGGAGTTGAAGTAAATCGTTTTCCTGCTTTTCTACTGTACCCAAGAGTACTGAGATATCTGTGATAGGAACTAATTCACCTTCTCCTGCAAGTTTTTCTGGCAAGATACCATCTTTACATATGTACTGATATACCTTTTCGAGTAGGCCATGATTTTCGTCTGGGTGGTCATAGTAATTACCTATCTCTATATAAAGGTTTCCAGTAGGAGCAACCTTACCATCTTCCCATTCTTCCAGGTCATTATAGTAAGGTCTTACATATCCTCTTGATGGCAAAGCTTCATACATGATACTATGAAGTAATCTCATATCTTGTTGAGTATTTGCCACAAGATGTATATCCAGAGTTATGTCTTTAGTCTCATAAGGAAATTCTGAAGCTTGGTAGTTACCATTCTCTAGTTTATCTCCTATGATATATTTGTTCACACCAATATCACCATTATAGAACCCTTGCAATTCTATGGTGATTCTGGGACAAGTCTTTGCACCTTTTACCTGATTATTACCTACTCCAAAGATAGGTATGAATTTCTTTAAGGCTTCTGAATCCTCCTTAAATCTTTTCTCATTCTCTAAGGATAGTGGTAGGTAGTCATCAGGATTTAATGTAAGCTTTCTTTTTAATGCTGTCGTTAGTAGACAGATATAAAAAGTCCTTTCTACTATTTCTTCTGTATTTACCATAATTTTACACTATTTGAGCAGCTAACGAAGGAGTGAATCCATAAGTACCACCATCAGTAAATACACACTCGAAGTTAGCAGAAGTTCCACCTATCATCACTCCTGCAGTTTTTCTAGCATGTACAGTTGCTGAAAAAGTAGTTTGTGGTATATTTGATATATTACCATAATTAGTAATCCAATATGTTACAGTTACATTAGAATTAAATAACTTAACATCCTGTGATTGACCAACTGCTGGCATTTTAAAAGCCATAACCTCTTCTGATACCTTTTCACCTTCTATTAGTTTATCTCTATATCCAGTAATCGTAAATCCTACCGAAGTTTCATATACATTAGCATTCTGGTCTTTGGGTACGAATAAATTTACAGTTGGTGGTTCTAACCTATAATTATAGGAAACCGTACCTGCTGCCTGAATAACCTGAATGGTTTTATTATTACTACTTCCACTTTGTTTGATAGTTAGAGTTCCGGTGATAGCTTGTTCAGTATGATTCTTAGAAGTTATATTTACCTCTAGAGTCTTTTCTGCTGCATCAGTAAATCTAATACCAGCAGTAAATGGAGGTTCCTCTAGGAATTCAGCCGTAACCTCTACATTTTCCCATTCTCCTTGAGGAGTACCATTTATCATTTCCCTACGACGGGATGTAACAACCAAAGTATCAGTCCCACCTTTACCCAGAATATTAAGTGTATCCTTATCTACCTCCAATTGGTATTCGTAATTAAGGCTACCTTTCTTCTGAATGAGGTTAACCGTTTTAGTAACTCCATTGACATCTACAATCAATGAAGCTCGCTTATCTGATTCAGTATCATTCAACTTTAATGGGTGTACCATTACAAGTGTAGGACCCTTACCAGATGTTTTATCTGCTTCAAAATCTGCCATTATTTTGTATATTTTCTGAGTTCTTTTCTTACTTCATTACGTATAGACTTCTGTAAAGCATCAGCTCCACCTGCAGCTTTATAAGCAGGTCTCCATAATTCACGAGGTGGTAAGTTACCATCTCTACTACCATACTCTAACATAATGGCAATCTGATTAAGAGTTTTACGAGAAGTCTTTCCAAAGTAGGTTGTCTTTTTCAATCCAGGAGGTAGACCAACAAAGGTTCTGTCTTTTCGGTTCACTATAGTAACTGACCTTGCATATTGACCAGTAAGGTTTAATAGGGTATGAGCACCATACTTCTTAAGAGTAGCAGCCGAATGAGGTGGCCAAGATACTCCGGAACCTGGAGGAGGAACTCCTGTATTTAAGCTCCTCTTAACAATACGAAGAAGTTGATTACCGAACTTCCTTGAACCCAAATCATAACCTCTTTGCATAATTTGGGGAGTTCTAGTAATCAACTTTTCTGCTTGCATTTGTTTCCTTGGGTCTACATAAATCTGAACACTTCCTATCGGGAGTGATATATTTATGTTAACCTTTTTTGCCATCTTTCTTTTCTTTGTTGTTTAATCCCAACTCTTGGGCAATTTGCAAGAGAAGATTCTCCTGGGTTGATAGCCGAGTGTCTATCTCCATCTTAAATGTTTCAAGTTCTTCGGATTTGTAAGCCTGAGCTGGAGCTTGGGGGGCAATCATACCTTCAATTGTCTTAAAGATATTATCGCATTCAGTTACGATAGTTTCATACTTATCCCGGTTATTAAGAACATTCAAGGCATTGGTTCTTTGAACATTTACCTCATTAACAATGTTCTTAAGGTCGGTAGTATAGTATACACCATTATGAATACCTTCCGTAGTTTGAACAGGTAAGAAGATTGTAAGTGAGGATACTGAATCCTGGATTACCACTTCTATACTTGAAACAAAGTTGCCATCATTGCCTGAAGACATAGGTTTAATTTCACCAACTCTGATTACTGTAGCTTTGTCAAAGATTGGATACATAGAACGTCTGTCTCTTTCTAAGGTATACAATGTATCACCTTTTTGTAGTTTCGAAAAAATCAATTCTTCCATAATTACCTCCTATTTATTAAATTTAAACCGAATGATACTGCACCTGGATTCTTCTGCATGAAGTCTACCAAGTTTAAGAATTGATAGTATCCGAACTGGTCTACAAGGGCTTGGGCTTTGTTTGCTACTTCTTTAGCAATCTCTTCGTTTGGAGCAGGTAAAGCTATCTGTATCTGATATTCGGTTAGTTTTTCTTTTTCCATCTCTCTAAGTTTTTAGGTGTTAAAACGAAGAAAGGAGTACACCACGTAAGATGCACTCCTTTCTTTTAAATTTCCAGCCCTAATTAAGCCGGAGTTGTGGTTGTTGTTTTAAGAGCGGCAACTACAGACTGGATAATGTTCTGGTCTCTCTGAGCATCTACTACTCGGTTAAGACGAGCAATTTCCTGGTCTTTAGCGGTGTTTTCGATGAGGCACTTGATTTCCTGTTGGCCATTCTTGATGTCGCAGCAGCAACGTTCCAATTGAAGAGCCAATTCAGATTTTACTTCTTTAATCAGGCCTTTAGTTTCGCAGCAGCATTGCTGTTGTTCAAAGCTCATGTTGCAAAGACGGTCCATAACACGGTTGAATCCTGCTCCCATTTGGTCACGAGAATCCCGGATATCAGAATTAGTTTTGTAACCAAGGTCGCAAAGTCCTCTTTCCGTAGTGAAACGGTTGTTGAGAACTTCTCTTCCAACACCGGCAACATCTTTTGCTACACCATTGACTTCTTGAGTAACTCCACGAGCTGCATCAGAGATATCTTTGTAGATACCTGCCTTTGCTTCTTGAACTGTAGATTCTACTTTCTGAATGTCAGCTTTAGTGTCATTGATTTTGTCCCATACGGAAACTGCAGCAGCACCAAAGCCACCACCTACCAATGCTCCACCAACGGCACCCCAACCAGAGCCCCAGCCTGAGTTTCTATTACAACTATCATTACAACAACGGTCTCTATCGGCTACCACTACAGTGCCTTCTCCTGATTTTAATTACATAACGTTTTAGTTTTAATGTTAAACATAAGTTAACTAATTTTGTATATAGGCCTATACGTATATAAATACCGCAGTATTGTTTTATTTATATCAAGTAAAATATCTATGATATACACTACAAGTAATGATTGGTAACTTAGTCTGATCTTTAGGAGTTAAAGTTAAATCACCAATTATGGTTCCTATAGGAAAAACAGTAGTATTCTTTTTTATTATATCTAAACGAATACCATTATCATTATCCCCATCACTTGATAACATACTGATATTTACTGTAAAACTAGCAGGAACACCAGCAGAAGGATATAATTCCCAGTGATATTCGTAATCAGTAGTTTGATTTGGGTCATTACTAATGGTTACAGGCCTACCGCTTTTACTAAACTTTAAGTTACTTAATTCTACTTGTTGAGTATAAGTACTACTATCTGTACCACCCACTGATATATTGGTTTCAATTGTGATAGCATCTTGAGCTAATGTACCGAGCCCATGATAATTACCTGACCGTATATCAGCATTACCAACCCAATTTCCATCTTTCATGGTATTTAATCTAATTGTTCTAGGCCCGTTATTATTTACTCTCCCTTCCAAGTATCCTTCATCTCTAGGGTCTTGGCTAACATAAGCATATAAGGCTTGATTACTATTGCCAGGTTGTTCAAATCTTACAGATTGACTTCTAGCTGATTCTCCCTCGTTATCGGTTAATGCTCTAATGGCATAGTTATAGGAATTATCTGAATTCTGACCATTATCAATTACTTGTAACCAATCTTCTGAAGGTGGTATTAAAGTAGGTTTGATATATTTCTTAGCAAATTCTACATTATTCCTTTGTAAACTTGCATAAGAAATAATATCTCTGCTAGCAACAGAATCACTATTCATTATATCACCACTCAGAATTATATTAGTATTAGTATTACCAGCTCCTTTCCAACCGAATATAAAAATCCTCCGATAGGGTACTGGATTTACCAATAAGGTAATGGTAGGTACTGTTCCTACCTCTTTACCGTTAATTACAACTTTAGGATTATATAAAGTTATGGTATAAGTACGTGGATATTCTGATAAGTTCTGTACAGAATTACTAATACCTATAAAGGCATTTTCAGAATCCGATTGTAGAGTAGCAGATACCTGACCACTTGGTGAAGCTATTGCCGAGTTATTTTCAGCTATGGTTCTAGAATCCCAAGAAGTAGGAGTACCTTCTACTCCATTGATAGAAGTATATTCTAGTATGTGTAAATCCATTCTTACAGAATTTTCCATACCAGTAGTACCCTCTAATTCAACTTCAGTTACATTCTCTTCTACTGTACCATTACTATAGTTTGCAGTCCAAGATATTTCATACCTTGTAGAGATTGTTGCAGCATCTTGAGTAAATGCCCAAGCATTCTCTACTTCGGCAGCACCATTATAAAACATTACACTACCAGACCGAGTTTGATTAGTAGTATTTTCTTTTACAGAAACCTCAAAATCATATTCGTAATTGGTAGGATTACCACCAATTAAATCTACAGAAGCCCAATCGGTAACGGTAGAATCCAAATCGAAATCAGGTTGAACAGCAACTTTACTCGTTACTTTACCATTGATTAAGGTTTCTCTGTAAGATTGAAGTGTAACAGTAACAGCTTGTTCCAATGCAGAAAAATCTCCAGAAGGTATTGGTTCTACATAATCAATGAAATCCCTGGTAGTTACCGTAGCTGCCTGTTGTTCAACGGTCAAGGTTATCGATGTATCTCCACTACCCGTTTGGAATATGGTAATATCTGCACTTCTTTTACTAGTTGTTGTATTCTCATCTACACTTACGATAAGGGTATTACCATTCTCTTCTACATGAATCCAACTTGGAGAACCTGGTATAGAAGTAGTCCAAGTAGTATCTTCACTCTGACTAGTAACTGAACCATTGATAATCTTATATCTTTTACTACTTATGGCAAAGGAATAAGTACCATTAGGCTTAGCCGGTACTTGTTGATTTAAATCTTGTGTACCCTTATTTACTTTTAACTCATAAGACCAAGCAACACTTGCAGCTGCCTGTTTTACACCAAGACTTAAAGTCTTACTACCATAAGCCAAGTTTAAACTACCACTAAGTTGAGATTCAGAAGTATTTGCTGGCATGGTAGCGCTTATACGATATCCTACATTAAGTTCGTAAGTTACATCGGTGCTAGTTACAAAACTAGGTTTAATTTTTACAGTAGGAGTATCATCATGCCAAACTGTATCTTTACCATTTATTACATCCCAATATCCAGACCTTACCAAAGCCTTGATAGTCCCTCCAGTATTTGATGCAGTAGGAAAACTTTCTTTGATAACCAATTCTTCTCGAATAGCCACAGTACCTGCAGCCTGATTACAAGTAATGGTTAGGGTTTTACCTGAACCCACTTGCTCATATACTACTGTACCAGTTCTAGTTTGAGTTGTAGTATTCTCTTTCATTGTAATAGCAACAGCAGCAGTAGCCCTTTGTATCTCGGCAGACATAGATTTAACTTTAATGTTAACTCCTTCATGTGAACCTTCTACCAATGAACCATTGATATATTTTCCTCGATAGCTACTTATGGTACCGGATTTGGTTGCACCTAAGGCATCAAAGTTTAACGTTGGAGTAGAAGTAGTTAAATAATACCTCCATTCTACTAAGTATGCACTTTGAGTTACCGTAACTTCCTTATATACACTACCCATAGTTGCCCTTACTACTACGCTTCTTTGATTAGGAGTAGTATTCTCGGCTACTGTTAAAGTAGTACCAGATAAACTGAATCCGGTTACTGCAGTAGGTATACTTAGGGTAGGAGTACCTGTAGCATCCGATGCTGCATTAGTTGCACCTGAAGACCAATGATTAGTTCTTGGTGCCCTTGCACTTGCAGAGATTTGTGATGTACCACCTTGTTCGGTAAAGGTACTTGGATTCGCAGAAATGGAAACTTCCCATGCACCTTGAGTTGTACTTTCGATTTGGTTAGCAGCCTGATATACTTGATAAGTCTTTTTTGAATAAGACGTTCTATTATCTGAGTCTTTAGGTACTAATTGATTAGTAGTTTTATTAAAACTTACCCAAACCTTAACTTCAGCTACTTTAGTTCTATTAGCTTGAGTAGTACCTAAACTAGGTTTATTAGTTACTCCACCAGTCGCAAAATCATAATAAGAAGGACCTGAAACTTCATAGTTTCCTCCATTAGTAACATCTCCATTCCATCCCCAGGTTTGAGAAATAGTTAATACTGGTCTATTCCATGCTCCACCCGAAGCAGGGATATCTAAATTCTCCCAATCGGGTTCAGTAATTACTACGTTATTATTATAACTTTTTACACCTGCTGCCTGATTATAAGTAATGGTTACCTTCTTACCTGATTCAGCTTGAATATAATCTACAGTACGACTCCGAGAAGATTCGGATTTATTCTCATCGGCTTGCCAACCACTACCCTGAACATTATGTTCCCAATCCTCTTCAGATTGTCTAGTGTATCCTACAGATACTGGACTATCATATTTACCATTAATGTATCTTTGCTTAGTAGAAGTAATACCTATTGAATTTGGAGTACTAGCTCCACCTGCTGCAGGAAAGTTTAATACAGTATTACCTGCAGTAAATGTATATTCCCAAGTTTCAACTCCAGCAGCCTGAAATAAACTTACTGATATCTGTTTACCAGACTCAGATTGGGTATATACTACGGTAGCACTACGAGATTCGGTTGTGGTATTTTCAGAAGCTACTAGTGGGCCTTGACCAATAATCCAAGAGGGCCAATTAGGTTCAGAGTAATTTACATTTTGAACTTCAGAAGTTGCAGAACCATCTAAATACTTAGTTTTTGTAGAAGTTACATAAATACCTACTTGAGTAGATGTACCTCCTTCTTTTGGAAAACTAAGAGTTGTATTCTGAGCTGTAAAAGTATACTTATAAGTTACCTTATGTATATCATTGAGCTGTACGGTTTCATTATTACCATAGGAACTAGCATTGGAGATTTCCAAGCCTATGTAAGATTCTCCCGTTCCTGTAGGAGAGAGTGCTAACAATTCAGCCTTGGTAGGGCATTCATTTGAATCCTTACCAAGGCCTACTTTAGTTTTGACAGCACTCCAAGTTGCTATCTCTCCCATATTAATCCAAGTTTGTGAATAAAAGTTTCTTTTCCAATTCTTCGATTCTTGCCTTCAGAAGTTTGATACCTTCGATTGCCAGAACCGACATCTTAGAATAATCTACCTCTTTAACCACTACATAGGTTTCTCCATCCTTTTCGATTGTTTCGAAGGCTTCGGGATTAGGTACAGTTTCAGGTTTAACCGTATTCTCAGAAACTAATTCTGGGAAATGTTTTTCGATTGCCTGAGCAATAGTACCTATATCATGACTACCTCGAATTATGAATGAATCGGTAGGTATAGAGCAAATCTCATCAAGAGTATGTTCCAAAGGTTTGATGAATGATTTAAGTCTTTCATCTGATTCCTTCCATAACCCAGAAGGAGCAGATACCTTCTTGAAGATAATTTCAGAAGTAATACCCATTCCCAGTTGGTCTCTGGTTACCTGGTGAGGATTTGATTTATCCTGTAAGTGAGTAGTTAAGTTTGTTTGAGCAAGAGTACCTGCAGCCTTAGCTTCTGCAATGGCAGTTGCCTGAGCAGTAGATACGGGTTTATCTGCATCTGATGTATTGTTAACATTACCCAATCCTACTTGAGCTTTAGTTACTTCATGTGGATTAGCTTTATTACCAATATGAGAGTCTACTTTAGCATTTACGTTGGTATCTGCTTGAGCTCTGGTTGCAGCCTCATCGGAGATTAACTTCTCTACTCTGGTAATCTCACCTTTTCTATCCTGGACTTCTTTAGCCAAGTTACCATCAGTAGCCTGGATTCTTCCTTCTAGACTATCTACAACAAAAGTCATTGCGTCTTCTAGCTCTTTGAAATTAGCTGTATCGGCTGCCTTTCTATCAGATATCTCTTTATTGATAGCCGTAGTTAATTCAGCTTTAGCCGTTGCAATAGCCTCATTTCTATCTACTACTTCCTGAGCTATATCATTGGCAATCTCTCCTTGAACAGCATTGATGGCAGCTTCCCTTGCAGCAGTTTCTGCGGCAATTTGATTAGGTAAAGTAGTGTCAAGTTTAACCTTATCTGCAGCAGTCATCATACCGGCTTTGGTAGAATTAGCAGCAGGGATATCTAATCCTTGAATACCTGTACCATCGGACTTTTCATAATTGATTGTAGCTTTAGAAGTATCCGTAACAATATTGGTTAATCGTATAGGATTAAAAGCTTTAAGAGCATTAAGATTATCCGTAGTGGTTTTACCTTTTGCTCCATCATAGGCAGTACCGGTAATCTCTCCAATTACTACTCCACCAGAAACAATCAGAGACCAAGTAGTACCAGTCCATCTGAATTGATAACCGGGTTCTCCCGTAGTTACATTCTGATAAATCTTTCCTGCCTCTCCCGTTATTGGTGTATTATGGTCAGCATCTGCAAAGAGAGAGATATTAGAAAGATCTCTAGTGGGAGACTTATCGTATGTTGCATATACATCGATTACATCATCTACATATGAGGGTAATTGTTCAGAAGGTACTTTACCATTTTCATCCAGAGAAGCTAATCCACTAGCTTGTGCCTTAGTTGCAATGAAGGCATCTAGGGCATCTTGAACTCCTTGTATATCCTCGGTTAATTCAGTTTTCAGGGCAGCATCTGCTTCTGTTCTTGCAGTTACCTCAGTATCAATTCGAGTACCCAATGCAGTATCAGCAGCAGTTCTATCCTGAACTTCCTTATTGATAGCCGTAGTTAACTTCGTATCTAAGGCAGTATCAGCATCTTTTCGATTTTGAACTTCTGTAGATATTGAAGCCTCTAAAGCCGTCTTAGTAGTTTGGATTAATTCCTTGAGTTCAGTTTCAAGGTCTCCTGTATCTGAACCAAGACCATCAATCAAAGCCTTCAAAGCTTTACCCTGTTCTGCACTTAATGGTACCTTAGTTCCACCCGCAGTTAGGTTATTTACTACATCTCCTTCAATAAGAAGTTTACCAGCTCTTACAGTAGAGATAGACCAAGCACCTTGAGCAGTTCTCTTGAACTCTCTGTAGGATTCCATACCAGCCAATTCATACATAAATCTCAAAGTAATGGCACCAGTAGTAGGACCACTAAGCTGTAAACTCAATCTGAATTGTTGATAGAAATTATTGCCGGTATCTACCAATATATAAGGCCGGTGTGTAGTGTTATTTGCAATCTCGTTAAGCAATTCATCGGTAAATACTGCTGCAATCTCTTCTGAGGTTGCCGAAGCAGATATATTGAATGCTGCCGCCGGGATAATAATTGGTTCTAACTGAGCATCAAGTTTTTTCAAAGAATCTACTACATCTACTGAACCGCCCATATAATTCGTATCAGTAAGAGCTGGCATTCCCAAATCATTGGTAAGACCTACTGCAGCTTTTACCTTATTGAATTTAGAATCAGCATCTGCCTTATCTACTTCGATACGTTTTTGTACTTTACCAAAGGCAACCGAAGTAGTATCTGTTGCTTTTACGTCCAAATCTGTAGGAGTAGTACCTGCATTCTTTTCATAGCCATCCAACTTAATGTCTGTACCATTCAATACCGGATTTGAATCCAATCTGTGAGTATTGATAGTATGAGCATTGGTAGCATCTATGTTATCCTGCAAAGTCTTATCAGCTGCCTTTCTTTCAGTTTCTTCAGTATCAATATTTTCCTGAAGAGTTGTGTCTGCAGCTTCCCTTGCATCCTCTTCATTATCAATACGAGTACCCAATGCCGTATCTGCATTAACTCGGTCAGTAGTTTCCTTGTCGATACGGGCATTTAGCCTAGAATCTTCTGCCTCTCTTGCCCGAGCTTCTTTGTCGATATTTCCCTGGAGAGTAGTATCAGCTGCCTTTCTTTCTGAAGTTTCCGTATCGATACGAACTCCTAGTGCAGTATCAGCAGCAACTCTTGCAGCTTCTTCGGCATCCAGATTATCCTGGAGTTCTTTATCTGCAGCTTTACGTTCTTCGGTTTCAGTAGTAAGAGCCTGATTAGTTTCTGTAATCAAACCTTCTACTCGAGTAATCTCGGCCTTACGTGTAGCTACCTCGGTTTCAAGCAAAGCTTTAACTTCCAAGTAAGAACCTGAAATGTTATTCTGAATACCTTGGATTAATTCCAAGTTTCTCTGGATATTTGCCGAGTTCTGATTGATAAGAGCATCCTGGTTATTTGCTCTTGCCAAGAGTTCAGTACGAGTTTCAGTAACATAGGTTCTTAAATCCTCTACTATCTTGGTAAGATTAGTACCTAAAGTTGTAAGCTTAGTATCCAAAGCTGCATCACCATCAATACGGTTTTGAGTTTCAGTTTCAAGCTTAGTAGTTAACTCAGTAAGTTTCTGAGTCATGGTAGTTGCAAAGTTAGGGTCATCACCCAAAGCCTTAGCAATTTCCTCTAAGGTATCCAATACACCAGGAGCAGAGCCAATGATTTTCTGGATTGCAGCTTCTACTTCTTCAGCAGTCTGGAATCCTGAGTCATTCAGTAACTCGGATACCTTGGTAATATAGTTAGCATGTTCTGCTACACCATTCAATTTTACCAAGAGGAGGTCTGTAAAGTCATTTGAAGAAAGTACTTTACCATCTACCTTATCTACCTTCTTAGATTCCAATCCCTGAATAGCAGTAGTACGGTCAGAAACTTCCTGGGCTAAGGCATTATTAATAAGGGTATCTGCATTCTTACGGTCAACTACCTCTTTATCAATATTTACCTGGAGAGCAGCATCACCTGCAATGCGAGCATTAGCCTCATCAGAGATATCCTTAGTTAAGGCATTTACCTCGTCTTTGTGATTAGCGATAGCCGTATTCAAGTTTGCCTGGATTGCATCCTCTTTAGCCATAGCTCTTTCCTTTTCTACGTTGATAGCTGCGGTGTTAGCATCTACCTTGGTTTTGAGTTCATCTACCTTTTCAGTAGATTCTGTCTTCAAGGAATCAATCTTATTTTCTAATAAAAGGTCGGCACCACCTCTGTTATCTATCTCTTCATTAATCTTATTAGTAAGGATACCTAATTGCCCACCAACTTCAGCCGTTAAAGTTTGAATCTTACCGTCTATAGCAGTTTCCAATGCAGCATCTGCCGACTTACGGTCTCCAACTTCTTTATCAAGGTTTACTTGAAGGATTTGGTCTGCTGCCTTTCTTTCAGCCTGTTCGGTTCCCAAGGCAATATTCGTGGTATCAATACGAGAACTGAGGTTACTGTCACCGTTAGTACGGTCTACAATTTCCTCATTAATCATATCCTTAACCTCTTTGTAGTTATCACCTACAGTTTTGGTTACAGCAGTGATTGCTTCTGAGTTTTTTTGAATGTTAGCTGCATTGGTAGCAATTGCTGTAGTATTAGCATTTACCTGAGCAGTAAGTTCATTCTTAACCGTATTGATAGCATCCTGAATAGATAAAGCCAAATCGGATACTCTTTGATTAAGAGTAGCGATGTTTTCAGTATGTGTTGCATCTGCAGCTTTTCTATCATTAGCTTCCTTATCAATGTTAGATTGCAAGGTTGTATCGGCATCTTTACGGTCTTGGATTTCTTTAGCCAAGCTATCCTTAACTACATTCAATGCAGTATCACCGATAGAAGTCTGAGCATCTACATACTCTTTAAGTTCGGTCTTAAGAGCAGCATCGGCTTCTTTACGTTCAGCTATCTCAGTATCGATATTTCCTTGGAGAGCAGTATCTGCAGCAGTTCTGTCTTCGATTTCTTGATTTACCTTCTCTGTGATTGCTGCCAACTTCTTAGTGATAGTTGTAGCGAAATTAGGGTCATCCCCCAGGGCTTTGGCAATCTCTTCCAGAGTGTCAAGTACTTCAGGTGCAGAACCGATAATCTTTTTGATTGCAGCCTCTACATCGGCTTCCGTTTGATACCCAGCATCATTTACTAATTGTGATACTTGAGTAATATAATTTGCATGCTCTTCGATACCGTTCAATTTCTGAAGTAAGATATCGGTAAGGTCATTCTTAGACAAGGCATAACCTTCTCTCTTATCCACCTTACTTTCTTTAAGGGAATTGTCTCCTGCAATACGTGCTTCCTTTTCTGCTTCTACAGCAGCAAGTACTTCGGCTTTGTCAGCAACTCCCTTATCCGATAGAGCAGTAATCTTCTGGTCAAGGATTTGGTCCTGAGCAGTACGGGTTGCTGCTTCTGAATCAATCTGACCTTTCAGAACTTGGTCTCCAGATTCTCTTGCCTGAGCTTCCTTATCAATATTAGTTTGAAGAGTATTATCGGCATTAGTTCTGTCGGCAACTTCCCTAGTCAAACCGTTCTGCAATGTTTCATCTGCAGCTTTACGATTGGTAACCTCTTCAGCAAGTTTACTTTCAAGAGCAGCATCTCCGGATTGACGAGTAGATATTTCCTCAATTAAGCTTTGACGGATTCTTGCATCCTGGTTTTCTCTTAATTGGGCCTCTTCGGCAATCTTCTGAGCAAGTTCTGCTTTATCTTGAATGTGGAGAGTGGTCATCTGGTGCATATCTTCCACCAGTTTATCATCCCCTGCTTTACGAGCTTCTGCTTCTTTATCTACTAGGTCTTTAGCATAAGCCTTAGCATCTGCCAATGAACCAGTAGTTTCATTACGCAAGTCGGCAATGTCAGCAGTATTCTTATCAACCTTAACTTCCAGCTTATCGATTTTGTCTACCAAAGCAATACGGATATTATCAATCTTTTCATTGAGTAAATCCACAGCTTTAAGTAAAGCATTGTTTACTGCTGTAATTTGAGAACCGAGTTCGGCTTCTTTTTCTTTTGCCCGATTAACCTCAGCAGTCAAATCATTACGAAGGTCGGTAAGTTTATTTGTGATATTGGTTGCAAAGTTGGGGTCATTTCCTAATGCTTCTGCCAACTCTTTAAGAGTATCTAGAGCATCACCAGCACCGTCAACCAAATCATCAATCGTTTTCTTAACTTCTTCTTCAGTTTGAAACTTAGAGTCGTTTTCTAACTGAGAAACTTTTGTGATGTAATTGGCTTTCTCTTCGATTCCATCCAACTTTCTTTTCAGTTCGTCGGTAAAATCGTTTTTCGATAAGTCATATCCCTCTCTCTTATCAACCTTGTTCTTAATAGAGAGAATGAAGGCCCAGAATTCATTGAGAGTTCCAGCAAAACCAGCAGTCACTAAGTCATCATAGTAACCTTGTAACAACCGCTGGTCAATTTCCTCGCAGGTGTAATATTTACTTACGTACATATAGGTTTATATATTTAAGGGTTAATTAATCATTTGTTTACCCAAGAACAGTTCAGTATCACTACCTCTGAATGGTTCTCCTTCTGAACCACAGAAAGCATTCATGAGTATTCCTGGATTATCAGGGTCTACATCTCCGCCATCCTCAACATCACCTCTGATTATTGCATAATCTGGTAATCTATTGACTCTGAACTTCATAGTTTGCCCAATACCTGGATGAGGTATTATCTTATCCCAAAGGTCTCCGAAATAATCTTGAAAGCAAGAAACGTATTTATCACCAGTCATGGATTGCATGGCTGTAATATCATTTCTTTGCCCTTTCATTTCAACATGTATTCCGCATATACCATGTAGGATTACCATATTACTATCGAACCAAATCCCATTTTGGGTTTCAATTCGAGTCCATCGTAATTGTAACATCTTTGCCATATACGTTCATTTTTATTCTACAAATTCGATTTTGGTATCTCTATCTCTCTTGAGAATGACCATGAACACCAATGCTTCATCTTTGGCCTGGGCAACTTGTGTATCTCCTGCAGGTTTATAAGTAATACCATTAATCACGAATCTATCATCAGACCAGTTAAAATCCCAATAACCTTCTGGAGTTAAGTATCCCAGGTTTTCTATATAGGATTTTGTAACTAGTATGGATAGATTCTCATCATCGAGTTCTCCAGTGATTGTGGCTTTATTGATAGGCCAGTTTCGAAAGGCATTGTAATAACAGAGAGCCTCGATGGGTATATTATAATATTTAGGGATATAATCTTCTCCATGACTTAGGAGTTGATTTACATTCTTTGCCCAAGTTATAGTTTGCCTTCCAGCATCTATATCCAAGAAATCATTGATAATCTTCTTGTATCTATCCCAAGAACGATTCTTTACCATTCTATGAGGAGTCTTGGTCATCTTTTCTTGATTAAGGTTCTACCATTTCTTTTTACTGGTACACTTGGATTAGGTCCATCCAATATACCTGGTCTTCTTCTGTCAACTACTCGAGGAACTACTAACTTATTAACTGGTGCACAGAATGGTAAGTAGATTTCCAATCTTGTAGCTAACATACAAAGTCTTTGTTTTAATTCGTCTATGACACCTCCAGGTTGCAAAGCTTGTGAGAATGTTTTCCATAATGAAGATGTTGAATCTGAAAGCATATCATAGTACTGTACTTCAGTAGGCCCAGTAGTGATTTGTTTAATCCTATCACCTCGGGTAAGTTCTGGTTTCGAACTACCATCTCCCGCTTGTTCTTTGGTTGATGTTAGTTGACTAAGGTATTCTCCGGTACTCGTTAATAAATTAAGGAGCTTGACATTTAGATAATCCCAGGCTGCCAACTCCATTATTAATTGGTTTTCTAGAGCTTCATACATTAATTCATCATTATATTTATCCAAGGGAATACAATGATTTACTAGTGGTTGGATATATAATTGCCATTTAGTTATGTACATCTCCTTCTCCTCTATGGTCATACCATCGGAGATTTCTGAAGGAATGAAATAATTAATAAGGTTATATATACTGTCCGTTAATGTAGTAACAGCCTCTGTATTTACAATTACTAATTTGGTAGCAGAAAGATTAAGTCCATCGGAGTTCGTGATATTCAGTGCTACTGTATAAAATCCGGACTTTTCATAAGTGTAAGTTGGTTGCTTAACATCGTAAGCGGACCCCTTATCATCACCAAAGTCCCAGTCAAAAATGGCCTTGGCTGGGACTTTGCTTAGTACTCTAAATGAAACTTCCAGACCATTCGTAGTAGCTACGAAGTCTAGATTTTCCATGATGAATTATTTAGATTGTTCTTCGAACTCTTCCAGCAATGCCTGAACCAGGGTTACCGGAGTATCATTCTTCTCGGCTACGATTTCGTGGCGAGCAGCAATGAGAGTAAGTTCTTCCAGAGTATAGGCCTTTGCAATCTTTGCAACTTCCATACCCTTTTCAAACTGAGCCGTCAGTTTCTTTTCCAGCTTGTCCAAATCGTTAGCCGAATATTTCTCTACTTTGTTTTTGTCAGCAATCATCCGAAGATGTCCCGAGTTCAAAGCCATTTGGATTTTCTTTGAACCAAATTGACGGAGAGTAAGTTCTCTTTCTTCTCCTCTTGCGATAGTGATACCAGTTGACTGGTCATGAAAACTGTAAGCTTTGGCCCCTACAGTTACTTTTATTTTTTCACTCATAATCTACTAAGTTTTTAGATGTTTTAAAAATAGGGATAGGGTTTTGCGAGGACCCTATCCCATTCGAAATTAGAACTGTGTAAAATAAAACCAGGTGGCTTTACTCTAGGTTAACCATCAAGTACGGGTCTATGTTCATGAAGTCCGGGAATCCAGCTTCAGAGAACTTCTTATCTGCAGACAAGATGAGTGCAGCATCCTGATACATCTTAGAGAAGCCAGTAGTCAAGCTTGCATAGATTGCTTGAGTCTGATTGGAAACGATTCTTTCAGATTCCAACATCAACTGCTTAGCAGTAAGCTTAATCAAGGCAGCCGATGTATCAATCAGCAGAAGGCCTTGGTCAGGAGTTCCCGGATGGATGTAGAAGTTGGCATTCTTAGGTACCGGAGACTTGATGTTGAGTGTAGCTTCAGTAGTACCTGAATGACGGTCTTTAAACTCAGGCAGGTTCAACATTTCGATAGCTTGGTCTTCTCCACCAATCATTGTAGTAAAGTTACGTCCCATACGAGCAGCACGTACCCAAATATGGAGAAGGTCCTTATATGTGATACCATTGGTTGTTTCGTATACACCGATAATCGGAGCAGATTCTGAACCATCCGGTTTATTACCATTGATAACAACGTCCATAGCCAATGTATCCATTGCATAACCCAGCTGAACACCGAAATCACGAAGGTAGATTGCTAATACATCGAGAGAAACGTAGTTACGAACTTCATCAGTAAGTTTAAAACCTTTACCGATTTTAAACAGAGAAACTGATTTCTGTCCGAAGCTTACATCTCCCAATGGAATTGTTTCTGCCTCGTTAACCTTAGCCGGTGCAGCATCGGACATGTTAATCATCGGCATGATAGCAGTCAGCCCATTGATAGACTGGTCAGATGCAATAATCTCCGGATAAAACGGAGCTTGGCGCATACCCAAAGTAATGGCAGAACGAATGATTTCCGGAACAATCCAACGAACATCTTGCTGAGGCATTGTGAAGATGTTTTCCATTGTATCGATTTTCGGATTGATACCAACCTTTTCGAACAATTCATCTTCTGTGATTCCCCACTTACCTGTAGCAAGTTCACCCAGGGTAACTTCTACCGGCTTTTTATTCTGGGCTCCCTGACGGAAAGCATCCAGCTGACTTACCATTTGAGGAAGTTCTTTGATAAAGTCTTCCTTCTTCAGTTTTGAAATATCAACTTTTTCCATAATGTATTTTTCTTCTTATTTAATAAGTACTTGGATTAACTCGTTTGCTTCGTCTGCCGGAGTAAGAGCAATGAAAGGAGTTAATGAGGTTTCCTGGTTTGCTTTTACAAAACGGTCATTTAGCAAATCTCCAGAAGGGATTACATAACCAGCAGTGAGAGTAGCATTTGATACCCAATTACAAATCATGTAACCTTCCATGGCAACTGTAACTTCTACAGGGAAGTTATGCTGGGCACGGTAAGCCGGATTGATGTTATCAGTAACAGCAACTCCCAAATATACTTCAGTATCAGCAGCTTTAAAAGGGAATATGAGGCCAGTTTCATCAATTGCTACCGGCATACCCTGAACGATTGTTTCTCCTTCTTTTACATTGAAGGCTTGGTGCAATTTGTGGGATTCACTTTTGTAAATCACCGCTCTTGGAGTTTTTTCCCCAAAGAGAGTCATTGCTTGGTCTTTGTTTACGATTTTCGTCATAACAGTGATATTTATCGATTATTTCTTTATTTGAACTTACTCTTGTAGATGTCATCAAGAACATCGGAAGTAGATTTCTCTACGAATTTAGATTTATCCTCAGTCCGAGTTCCTGATTTATCTTCAGATTCCTGAGCTGAAGAAGCACGGCTTACATCGTGAGAACCACAGCTTGCGCATACCATTGGGAACTTTTCTTCCAAACGAGCCTGATAGTCTTTCTGGAGAGAAATCAAAGTAACCATGCCGGTAGTTTCGGCATTCAACATTGTGATGATAGTTTCATCAGCCTTGTCACCCATCAACTTCTTGTAAGTACCAACGGCATTTTCACGGAGGGAAGCAATGTGATTCTTTCCTACTGTTGCCATTTCCTTCAAGTTTGCTACTTCAGCATTCAGATTAGTAATCTGTTCAGTGAGAGAAGATTTCTCTGTAGTCAGATTATCAACCGTAGTCTGAAGACTGTTTTTGGATGATACCAAGCTTTGAATACATGAGATAACTTCTTCCTGAGTCATCTCTTTGCCTTCTGCAAGGGATAGCATGTTATCCCCGAAAAGCTTTTCAAGAAATTCTTGCAATTCTTTGTTCATATTCTCTTTATTATTATTTTGGTTTTCTTGGTTATCAATTAAAGAACCCTGAGTATCGTCCTTTTCTTGAAACTCCGAGAGATCTGTTTTGTAGTCAGTAAAGAAGTACTGTTTAGACTTGTCATCCCTATATTCCTCATAAGAAGCCCAGGTTCTTTTTGCAAAAGTAGGATTAACAATTTTACCATCTGAACCAATCTTTTGAGCAAATGAATCAGCACCATGGGATACTAATGAAGTTTCCAAATAACGAACTACCTCAGTAACTATTCTACGTACCATCTCTCCCTTAGAATCATAGGTACCAAGCTTCTGGTAGAATTCACCATCTTCCATTCCTGGATGAGATTTATCCCACTTGAACTGTACAGTTACTGAATTACTGTGGATTGAAGGAGGTTCCATAAGGATTCCTCTAGCAATTCTTGGATTTGCCTTACCATCAATCTTCAGAATACCATTGATACCTGCAGGAATAGTGAAGTGTCCATCTTTATAAGATTCTTGCCACATCACTTGAGATACAGCCCCGATTGCATTACCAATGTTTGTTTCATGGTCGCAGTTTACGGTTTGACCAAGTAACATTTTCATTGATGCCTTTAGTACTCCATTTTGACTAAAGTCAGTAGGATTCCAATTTTTAGATACAATCGTTTCTGAAAGTAATCTAAACATCGGTTCGATAAATTCTTCGTCCTTAGGAGTAAGTTCAGATTTATCAAGGTTAGGATAATAAGTATTGTAATCTATATCACCTCCCCAAAATCCAAATTGAGCAATTGTGTCAGGTGTTGGAGTCTTCCATTTATAATAATTCTCGGAGAAGGCTTGGGCTCCTACTGATTCTGGGATATACCCAGCCATTATAGTATGACCTTGCCCAATCACCATAGAATCAAGATGCTCTTTGTTTTTCGTTGTAAATTTACTCATCTTGCTTTAGTATTTTGGTCTCCTCGAGAAGGAGCCGGGTTAATTTTATCTCTTGACCTACGAGCAGATTGATTCTTATCGTTCTGCCTTTGTTTCTTCTTAGTACCCTCTTGAGGGTCTAAATTACCACCTTTAGCAAACTGGTCTTCAAGTGAAACCCTTGGTTCATCCTCATCAGGAGAATCATACCCCATTGCCCAAGCATATTGGTCTTGGCTAATGATACCAGCTTTGTACAACAAATCCAAATTCTGTATCTTGTATTGAAGACCTTGTTGAACTTTAACTTCATCCGAGATAGTTGAAGTCCCCCATTGAATCTTTATTCCCTTGTTATTAAAGCCAGCCAGGCGCAGTTCTAGAGAATAAAGAAAATCTAATACATAAGTTACAAGCATTTGTAGATTCTTTAACTGGCTGATTAATTTAGAGAGCATTATTCCCGTTGCTCCCTCACCAGTTGTTGAACTAACTCCGATAAGATTACCATTAACTCCCAAACCATTGGCAACTGATTGCTGATTCATGTTCCAGGGTTCCTTGATGTTACCTAATTCCTTAGTGGTAGAGTTAAGCTTAAACTCATGGTCATCAATGTAACCCGTTACAATTCCATCTTTCATACCATCCCTAAGATTTCTTTTTAGGTCTCTTAGGTTTCTTTCTAGTCTAGCTTCATATTGCCTTACACTTTCATTACCAGATTGGTCAGGTTTAGCCATCTTAGCTTCCAAGAATCCTACCATACCGCAGACTTCCATGATATGTTTAAAGTTTACCCTCATATCATGTTGTCCTTTCAATGAATCCAATGCTGCCATGAACGGTGGTATTCCGTATGGTTCATCGGTATCATTATACATTGCAGCATATACATAAGTCTCTGGGTTAAGCTTAATGTAATCCTGGTGCTTTATGAAGTAATTCTTATTCCTTTGATAAGGAGAATATACTCCATTGTTTTCCCTTTTGAATACAATGTTCTCGGGTCTAAGGAATAGGATAGTATCCAAACCTTCCAGCTTTTCATCGGGAACTCCCTCAACAGAAATAGCTCCGCCAACAAGACATTGTACAATCATCTTGTTAACCAAGCCATCTATTCCAGCAGTATACCTTGACCATTTCTTAGTTTTCTCAGCCAAGTGTTTCCTCATCTTATCTGCTTCTTCATCCGTATTGTTGGGGAATGTTATAGTATGACCAGTATTGGTTAACTTAAACATATCCTGCAAAGCAATGCCCATATCCGGATTTACTTTATATAAATCTCGAATTAGAGGTATTACTTCAACACGAAAAGAAGGGTCTACCATTGCAGTAATACCCTTTAATGAGCTGATAAGAGATTCATCTTCATCGACTGAAACTCTACCAGGAGAGATAGTAGAAGGTTTTGATTTCTTCTCCTCTTTGTAGGGTTCTGGAGGTGGGTCCTTCTTTCTTCCCCAACTCCAATTAAAGTTGAACTTCTTTTTCATTTTGGTTGTACAATTACGTTAGTTTTTCCTTTCCTTATGTGATTACATATAGCTTTACCAAATATGGAGTCATCAGAATAGACATCACCTTCAAGGTCTACATCTACTGCTGAATTGTTAGCTCTATGTTTACCCATTGCAACTGGCCTACCCAAACCATCATATATGAAGGTATATGCTTCTTGAACAAAGAATGGGTCTTTACAAGTGATATTATCTTCTCGTATATCTTGTTCTAAGCCTTCAACGATTACTGAACGATTCTTTTGAGTAGTTAACCATCCAGGAGATTTATCCATCTCGGGTCTAGATTTACCTTTCTTCTTAAGCATCTTTTGGTAGTAATACAGTTTAGGATAACCTTCATCTTGAAGTTTAGAGGTTACTGCCAATCCAACATCATTTGATTCCGGAGCAAGAGTTGCAAAGTTAAATAATTGACCGGTATCTCCAAGTAGTCTGGCATACTTATCTACTGATAGCCTGCCTTTGAATACTGCTTGTTCTTCTCCAGCTTTATCCATGCAAGTAAAGGCAGAGTAGTCAGTTGCTCTACCAGTAGAAACGTCGGCACCAATAAAGTATTCCTTGTTATCTTCTGGTTCGCAGAATTGTCTGTACTGACCATTAAACCTTTTCTTAATACAGGGATAATCACTAAGGCAGTCTTCGATTGCCTTGATATCAGACAGGTCGAAGACTGTATTTCCAGATGACAAGAAGTCACCATCAATTTCTTGTGCAGTTCTTTTGGTTCCCAAAGCAGAAGACATTTCATTGTACCAATTAATATCTCGTTCTGGGTGCATTTGCCAATACAATCGAAGTGGATTAAATGGATTCCCTCCGGCAATAGCATCTACCCAAGTAGAGTGGTAGAAATTACCAACTCCATAAGGAGTAGAATTGATGATAGCAGCCCCACCTGTTGATAAGGTAGGGAAAGCGGCTGCCCAAATCTGAGCTGCCCATCTTACTACTGCTGCTTCATCAATAACCAATAGGGAAAGAGATTCTGAACGACCGGCTTCCGAAGATGTAGGGATAGATTCTATGAAAGAACCATTGTCAAATTCTATCATAGATGCAGAACCATATTCTCCAGCTCTACCATTAATAATCGGTGTTTGTAAATACCATGGCAGGTTCTTGTACATGAACTTAATCTTCTTAAGTACTTTCTTAGCAGTTGTGTCTTTGATTGAGATAATGTTAATCTTCTTGTTAGGATGATACATTGCTAACCAAAGGCAGTACATAGAAATAAGCTCTGTAATACCAGCCTGTCGGAACTTAAGCAGGATATTGAAACGTTCTTTAACGAAATTATACAGTACCGATTTTTGGTATGGATAAAGTTCGAATCTAACTTTTCCCCTCATTGGGTGTATCACATAGGTGAAAAGACTGAAATAGAAAACATCATTAGAAACCTTTGCAAGGGTTGCTAATTCCTCCCGGTTAAGGGAAGTGTGATTTTCTGTGATTATCTTTTTCGCCATATCAAAAGTTATATTGAATTGAAAACTCTAAGTCAGCTTTTATACCTGAAAAGTATTTCGGATAACAGAAAGCATTAACTCCGAGTTTGTAATTAAAATTCGTAGTCTTGATTGTAAGGCCAGTTCCAATATCGAACAATTGATTAAAGGGTCTGTACTTACCGTAGACATAAGGACTAAGACTTAGTCTCCGAATTTTCTTCTGAGTTAATTGTCCCTCATACCAGTTATATTTGTAATTCCCTAAGTCTAGATTGAACATTCTAGTTGAATAAGAATCTGTCTCCTTATTGAACAGACTAATATTTAACTTGTTGTTGTCTAGAGTAAACTGAACCAGAGAATCCTTCTTACTGACTTTTACCGAATTGTCAGAATCAACCGCCGTTGAATCGGAACTTGGGGATTTAGTCATTCTATTGCTGTTTCTATAAAAGTCGTAGAGAAGGATTCTACTTGGTTCAATTAACTGGGAAAAAGGTTTTTGGGGCTTAAACTCTTCTTTCAGTTTGATTGTATCAGGAATGCCAATGACCGATGAATCAGGAAGTTGACTGATATACGAATTCAATTTGTAATTCCTGAAGCAAAGGTAAATAGTAAATCCTAGTAGTAGAAGGAACACTACATTCTTCCACTTGTTTTTAAAATCTGATTTCATGTCACAAGGTTTAATTAACAACATTCTTCTGATATTGCCGAAATTTCGGCAATATCTTTCGATGAGCAAAGCGAATCGAATTGTTTCTTCTATCCTAATATACCTAATTTCGTATATCTATAAGTATATAGATATA